TGAAGTTTGAAGGAGACGACATGAAAGATATCGATGTTCATACATATCTGCGTTGGGCACAAATTGCTTCTAAAGATCACTTTGACTTTCAAGCGGAATTAATAGAAATGAATACCGTTAAGGATGAAAGAGATGAGTGTTGCAAAGAGTGCGGTTTCGCATTCTGTAATTGTGAAAGAACTATCACGGAAGAACCTGCTCGTTTGCCAAGTGTAGTTGACGAAACAGTTAATCCGCGAGGTGGCAATTTGGCACAGTTTAATTTTAATAACTGGGTGCCTTTTGCTTTCCAACAGAATGGTGAAACACCAGAAGAGGAGCGTATTGAGCTCGATGAACAATCAGGTTTGTTGAGATCAGCTCTCCGTCATTTTCTTTGGTACTTCTGTGGATACTGTGTTGGCATTGTGTTAAATGGTATGATTTACAGTTTGCAAATGCCCGCGGAATCTCAATTCTATTTTGTACGTCATCATGCCAATTGGTTGAGAAATCAAACCATTGCTTTGAAGGATAAAATACGTTACAATATGATGTGGAATTTGTTTAGATTCGCTAGATGGCAATTACAACAAAGATGGAACATTAGAACGTTTTTCCGGCGATTAAGAGAAACAAGAACTGAAGATTTGATACACTTGGACAATTGGTACAATAACTCTATCTTTGATTGGGTTGCTTGGGTACCAGAAGAGTTCATTACGTCACCTTACGTGACATATGCTACTCTCTATATACGCAGGCATGAAATGCTCGATAAGAGGTGGAAAGTGTTGGCACTGTATTCATACTGTGTCGCAGTTTCTGTCTGGTGGTTTATCACTGGATGGTTTCTAGCCAGCATTATCTGGTTCTACGTATCTGTATGCACTATTGCAGCAGTCTTGTATTATGAGAAGCGATCTGTTGAACAAGAATTGTTACAACGAAACAATGCATTGCCCGCATACGTTAGGATATTTAGACAACATTCCGGGAAGTTATTGTTAGGAACTGGATTATTCGGTCTATACTATGTTGTTCGATGGATCTATGGAATGAAGAAGACATTTGCCCCACAGGGTAATTTGAATCCTCAGTCTATGGATGATGTCAAGGAACGCGATGAAGAACCGAATATGTGGGCTGCTAATTACATCTCACCTTTACCTATGAGTACTGCGTCGAAAACTACAACTGCTCATGATTTAGCGAATTTATGTTGCGAAAATCTTGTGTATGTTGAAAGTGCGAAGTATTTTATTCGTGGGTTCCTAATTGAGAGTAATTTTATGATTCTACCAGCCCATTTTGTCAAACGACATTGGGAGGAAGGTCATGAAGATTTCAATGTCCAGTGTTGGAGAAGGAATCCAAAAGTAACAGGTGGTAATTTTCGGGATAAGATTGCCAAGGAGTACACATATTCAGTGCCTGGTACAGATTTTGTTATCTGTTGGACTCCAAGTGCAGGAAGTATGGGAGACATGCGTAAGTTTTTACCTACGGGTCCCGTCTCTGATTCAGAAGCCACTTTCATTTTAAAAGATAAGAGTGGAGATGTTGAATTTGCGAAAACTTTCTACAAGCATGATAGAACAGGTATTGACCATCATTCCATGAAGCATATCCCAGGAGGAACGTATAAGTTGCCTTTTGAGACTGCTGATGGCATGTGTATGTCCCCACTTGTTTCTCGTGGAAGAGGAACAACAATTCTCGGTTTTCACCTATGTGGCCAGGGGCTAATAGGTGGATGCGGTTATTTAACATTCGACCAAGTCGAAAAGGGATTGAAGTATCTTGCTGATATTCCTGGCATTGTTAGAACCGCAAGTCGAGGAACTTTGCCGAAAGACCAATTTGGAACAAATTTAGTTGAAGAAGGAGAGGTACATCGTAAGAGTGCCACCCGCTTCTTGACTGAAGGGTGTTCCATTGAGGTCTATGGTCCTACTGGTGGAAGAGCTAAACCAAGCTCCTCCGTGATACCCACAATGATATCTGATATTGTTGCTGAAGTCACTGGAGTACCACAACAGTGGGGACCGCCCAAGATGAAGGGTGAGGGAGTATATCCGTACCAGGTAGCACTGGAACAACTATCTCATCCGTCCTTATCTCTAGGAAGTATTGTCGTAAAGGCAGTTCGTTGTTATCGTATGCAATTCCTGAAGATTCGTAAGAAACTACCCGGTTTGTTTAAGGAATGTAAACCTTTAACTCAGGTCGAAACAGTTTCTGGAATCAAAGGAAAGCGTTTTATAGATGCAATGAACTTTAACACTTCACCTGGATGGCCTTTATCTGGTAAAAAGACTAAATTATTGATTGATCTTGATCCAGATGAATATCCTACCAGTGGAAAGCCTAGAACATTTGTCCCTGAGATTTGGGAAGAAGTTGAACGCATCAAAGGAATTTTGTTATCCGGAGAGCGTGTTTACTGTGTGTGGAAAGCATGTTTGAAAGACGAACCTACAAAGTTATCTAAAGATAAAGTGCGTGTATTCCAAAGTGCACCCATTGCACTACAACTTCTTATTCGTATGTACTTTTTACCTATTGTTCGAATAATTCAACTGAACCCCCTACTATGTGAATGTATGGTGGGTGCAAATGCTGAAGGCCCTGAGTGGGAGCAGCTAAATGAATTTATGAACTCTAAGGGAAAGAATGTTCTTGCCGGAGACTACAGTAAATATGATCAAAGAATGCCTGCACAACTTG